TCGTGTCCGTCGAAGAATACTACAACCCACAGCACAAGGCGTAACACATGACTTACCTACAACTTTGCAATGCTGTGCTTAGAGAAATCAACGAGGTTGAAATCACTAACGTGACTTCGACACGCGGGATTCAGACGTCTGTTGCCGACTTTATCAATAAGGCGCAGCGCGATGTTATAAACTCGGAAGTCGAGTGGCCCTTCACAGTTGTAAACCAGTCGTTTACTACGACAGCGGGTACGTCCGAATATAGTCGTGAAGCAGACGCCAAGACCGTGGACTACGACAGCTTTACAATCCAAGAATCAGCAAGTACATCCGAACGCAAACTCAAGTACATTTCATTTGACGAATATTTAGAAAAGCGCAACGAAGCGGACACAAACCCAGACACGGGTTCGCGGGCTTTGCCAGAGTACGTTTACACCACTCCTGACAACAAGATTGGTTTGTCTCCTGTACCAGACGAATCAACCTATACGATTCGGTATTACTACTATCAGACGACCAGCGACATGGCTGTGAACACGGACACCCCGACGATTCCCGAACGCTTCCACGATGTTATCGTCAACCGCGCACGTTACTACGCCCACATGCTCCGGTCTGATGTGCAGTTTTCTCAACTCGCCTTGCGCGACTATACGGAAGGTTTGAGTCGTATGCGTGTCGAACTTATCAACCGTAAGGACTACATGAGGGCTGTCTGATGCCAGATACCTCCCTACTCAGTCCCTTTATCGTTCGTCTGGGCGGTGGGTTGATGCTCGACAAGGATGCGTTCACGCTTCCCCCGGGTTCCGCAACCCAGTTGCAAAACTTTGAGCCGGACATCAACGGCGGCTACCGTCGTATCAACGGCTTCACCAAGTACGACTCGAATCAGGTTGGCGGCTCAACAGGCACTATCCTCGGGGTACACGTCTATAAGAATCAAGTCCTTGCTTCGAAGGGTACGGTAGTCTACAAGGGAACCGGCAGCGGCTGGACTAGCATCGACACCGGACGTACTAGCGCAGGACGGTACGACTTCGCCAACTTCAACTTTAACAACACCGAAAAAGTAATCTGGTGTGACGGCGCGAACAACGCGTCTTCTTATGACAACAGCAGTGTCACTGACTTAAATGCCACAGGCGCACCCTCTGACCCTGCTTTCGTTGCCGTATTTAAGAACCACGTATTTTTTGGGGGGATGTCTTCCAATCCCCAAGAGGTTGTCTTCACAGCCCCGTTTAACGAGGCGGATTTTTCGACAGCTAATGGCGCAGGGTCTGTACGTGTAGACAGCGCAATCAAAAAGCTAAAAGTCTTTCGTGACCGCCTGTTCATTTTCTGCGAAGACGAAATCTTTTTTCTTGCGGGTTCGTCGGTAGCTGACTTTCAGTTGCAGCCAGTCACACGGAACATCGGATGTGTTGACGGGTTTAGCGTACAGGAGATTGCCGGTGATATTGTTTATCTTGCTCCAGACGGTCTCCGTACAATTGCGGGTACTGAAAAGATTGGCGACGTGGAACTTGGCACAGTGTCGAAAGCAATCCAGCCGCGACTCGACAACATTGCCACAGACAGAATATCCTCTGTAGTTATTCGTAACAAGACTCAGTACCGTCTGTTTTTTCCGGGAGACTCTCAGTCCGTCAGTGCCGCCCCGGGAGTTATGGGTGTTATCAAGAGCGGCGTCGAAGGCGGTATGGGCTGGGAATACGCAGACCTCAAAGGCATCAAGCCAGCCTACTGCACATCAGGATTTATAAGCGGGACTGAAATAGTCCTTCACGGCGGGTACGACGGGTACGTATACAAGCAAGAGTCTGGCGATACTTTCGATGGCACGAGTATACAGGCTGTTTACCGTTCCCCGGACTTTACGATGGGCGATGCTGGCATCCGCAAAATGATGCAACGTATCATTTGGAACTACGACAACGACGGGGCTGTGAATTCTAAGTTTCGTATCCGCTACGACTTCAACTCATCTGACGTACCGCAGCCCTCAGAGTACGACCTGACTACCGGCGCAGCAATCGCCATCTACGGATTCACCACATCCACGTACGGCACGGCAGTCTATGGTTCGAGCGGCACACCGCTAGTCCGACAGAGTGTTGAGGGCGGGGGCTTCACAGTTGCAGTCCGCCTAGACGACACCGCAGGGGCAGCACCAATTTCAATAAAAGGCTATCAACTAGAATTTACTCCGGGAGGAAGGAGATAACACATGGCAGGGTATAGCGCACGGCAATCTACCTATACTGACGGCGACGTTATCAACGCTGCCGATAGTAACGACGAATTTAACGCGATTCTTGCAGCATTTCATGCTTCTACAGGTCACAATCACGACGGCACTGCGGGCGAAGGTTCGCGGGTCACTGTTGTGGGCACGGCTGCTGACAACGTCACATTCGGCGCGGCTCTCACCCCCGATGCAGACAACACCATCGACATTGGTACGAGTGGCGCACAGTTCAAAGACCTGTTCATCAACGGCACAGCCAACATCGACAGCCTCGTAGCTGACACAGCAGACATCAACGGCGGCACGGCAGACAACGTAGTAATTGGTGGCAGCACGGCTGCGGCAATCACGGGCACTACTCTCGTAGCTAACACGAGCCTGAACATTGCAGGAGACGGTGCCACCGTCACGGGCATCAAAGACGAAGACGACATGTCTTCCAACAGTGCCACGAAACTTGCCACCCAGCAGTCTATCAAGGCATACGTAGATGCACAAGTTACCGCACAAGACCTCGACTTCCAAGCAGACAGCGGTGGTGCGCTTGGTATCGACCTTGACAGCGAGACTCTCACGCTTACGGGTGGTACTGGCATTGATACTAGCGGTTCAGGCAACACTGTTACTTTTGCTATTGACTCTACTGTAGCTACCCTGTCGGGTTCGCAGTCCTTAACCAACAAGACAATCGACGTAGACAACAACACAGTGTCGAACATCGAAGTGGACAACCTCAAGTCGGGTGTACTCGATACGGACCTGTCGAGTGTTGCCGGGACGGACACTACCCTCGCATCAGCCAAAGCTATCAAGGCTTACGTAGATGCACAGGTGACTGCTTCTGACTTGGATTTTCAGGGGGACAGTGGCGGCGCACTTAGCATCGACCTCGACAGCGAAACTCTCGACATTGCTGGCGGCACGGGTATTGACACCAGCGGCTCTAGTAACACTCTGACTGTTGCAATCGACAGCACAGTTGCCACCCTTTCTGGTTCGCAGACCCTCACCAACAAGTCTATCGACGCCTCTCAGCTTACGGGCACAGTAGCTAACGCCCGTCTAGATGCTGAGTTACAGGCACTTGCAGGTTTGACTTCTGCCGCAGACAAGGGCATCCAGTTTACCGGCAGCGGCTCTGCAGCTACGTACGACCTAACTGCTGCTGGTAAGGCTCTGCTCGACGATGCCAATGCAAGCGCACAACGTACGACTCTGGGCTTGGCTATTGGCTCTGATGTACAGGCGTACGATGCCGAACTCGCAGCACTCGCCGGTCTCACCTCTGCAGCAGACAAAGGCATCCAGTTCACCGGTTCCGGTTCTGCAGCAACGTACGACTTGACTGCAGCCGGTAAGGCACTACTTGACGATGCAGATGCAAGCGCACAGCGCACAACTATGGGAGTAGCCATTGGCTCTGATGTCCAAGCTTACGACGCAGGTCTCGCTTCTATTGCTGGCCTCACTACCGCAGCGAATAAAGTTATTTATACTACAGGTAGCGATACGTACGCAGTCACCGACTTTACGGCATTTGGTCGTAGTCTGGTTGACGACGCTGATGCTGCAGCAGGACGTACTACGCTAGGCTTGGGTAGTGCGGCAGTCTTAACAGCAGGTACATCCGCCAGTAATGCGGTACAACTCGACGGGTCGGCAAGGTTACCTGCAGTAGACGGTTCGCAGCTAACTAACCTACCGGCAACAGGAGCAACAGCAGGTTTTGCAGTAGCGATGGCAATTGCACTTTGACTTGACTATATAATACTATTGCTGTATACTACAGTAATGAGGGAGAAATCATGGCACAGGATTTTGAAAGAAACATTGCACGGAATGTAGGCACAGGCGCGGTAACCCTGCGTACTGCCAATTCCGACGATGCGCTTATCGGTATCAATATTGCTAATGTTACAACCACCCAAATCCTCATGGATGTGTTCATTAACGATGGGTCTAACGACTACTACATCGTCAAGGACGCACCCATCCCTGTAGGTTCAGCCCTGCAGGTATTGGATGGCGGTGCGAAGGTTGTTATGCAAGCAAGTGACGTACTCAAAGTACAGAGTGATACCGCAAGCAGCGCAGATGTTTGGGTTTCCGTAGTCGATACCATCAGTTCATAGGGAATAGAGTATGCCGTATATTGGTCAAAAAGTTCCGGGGTCGTATCAGGCTACGAAAGCTGTCCAGCGTTTTAACGGGGATGGCAGTGACACTACGTTTACCCTGACCACCACAGTCTCTTCTGTGCAAGACGTGCTGGTATCGGTGGACGGTGTTGTCCAAGACACTGCTGCATACACCATTCCTGACGGCACCACGCTGACATTTACTGCTGCCCCGTCGAGTGGCACCGGCAACATCTTTGTAAATTACCTCGCACCACAAGCAGGTACGATTGTACCCCCTGCTGAGAACAAGGGTAACTTCAAGGGTGGTGGCCTGTTC